CCATAAAATAAAGGTACGTGTCTTAAATTAAAATACATTAAAGGTTGTATCATAGCATTACCCATAGATGTTACGGTACAAGCGTAACTCATTGATTTATATAAACTATATAATGATGTTGTTTGTTGTGCTAATTTATCTCCGTTTACCCCGTTTGCCAGTTGGTCATTCACCAAAAACGTCGCGTTGGTTGGTTTTTTATCGTTCATACTCACATTTATACTACTAAACATGTTTTGGTTTCTAATACCAAAATCAACATTAAACGCGACAACCTTATTTGATACAGATGGGTTTTGTTTATCCGTCGCAATTCTTAGAGGGTTTGTTGTTGGGTTTCTCAAATCAAAGCTATCGTCAGCATATAAAACAAATTCATTAGCCTTCGAATCCGGTCTTTCAGATGGTTTTCCCACGTAAACACAAATAAATTTAGGTCTAGAATCTAAATAGTTAACGTTGGTCCAAGTACCGAACAATGAATTAGGTATATCAATGTTTAAAGGTGTCGGTTTTTTTAATGGACTATTTAACCCATAAAAATTAATATACGCAGGCATGGAGAAAAATAACATATCTCCACATTTTTTAAGTATGTCACCAATTATTAATAATATATCGGTTGCCGGATCACTATTTTTTAATAACTCTTTTACCGACATAATATCTATCTGTAATTGATCACCAATATCATGATTAGCCGTGTCGTGAAATAAAAAGTCTTCGAACATTGTTCTTGTCGTAAAATCACTGCCAGCAACCCACTTATCGTTAAACGCTTGGAAAGTGTTATACATACTAAGCTTAGCGACATTGCCCTCTAAAACTGACTTAGTATTATTATTAGTAATAGTAATATTTGGTAAGTTGGTGTCTAAATAAGACGAAACTTCAGTAACCATATCGGATAATATTCCCTCCCTTTCCAATAAGAAATCCTTAACTAACGTATTAAATATAGTATCACTAAAAGGTTCACCATCTAATAATTTATTTATTTTTTCTTTCGCAAATACTTTAATCAGTTGGGTTAGGTTTATTATATTATCCACAGTGAACCCAATATTCATATCAATAAAGAAATCAGTTATTGTGGATCCAGTATCGGAATAATTAACACCCTGTATAGTTGAAAACCCGACATGGGTTTTTAGTGTTTTCCATTCATCACTATGATTAGTTTGTGAAGCTAAAAGCGTGGTACCTTGTCCTGCACCAGGCAAAGTTCCTGTCACGTAAGGACTAAACACTATAGGATTAATAGGTGTAAATGGTGCGACATTAACAAAACTATTAAACACTTTTCTATCATACCCACCAACATTACCTAATTTTAAAATAACGTCAAAATTTAAAAATTCCTGAATATATTTTGTAACATGGTATACTTGTTTTTGCGATATTTCTTCACCATCATTATTTTGTTGGTTAGTTATATTTAACTCGGTATCCTTTAATGTGAATATTTTTTTAAGTACAAATTTTAATTGTTTAAATTCGGACGAATAACGTTTACTTATCGTTGTTTCTTTTTGTATAGTATTTAAGTCCGTATAAGTCGGGTCCGGTTTACAGAAAGACAAAAATGCGGTTTCAAATGTGTCTAAAGTCTTTTTATCGAAACAAGCAAATAAAGTCTGTATCGAACCATATATTTGCCCAATAGATGTGTTAATGTATTCGTATGGTGTTGGTTTTGTGATTAACCCATTATCAAAATACCCAAATTGTGGTGATCCCCAAAAAGCTCTAACACTACCATTATACACCGATGGGTTATCTTTAATTTCGATGGTTAATTTATTTAAACTATTAAAACATTCATAATTCGCCTGATTTATCGGAATTCCCCCACAAGACGGGATGGGTATATATACCTTATTTGACTTGTCAATTGTCGGGTCTTTATCAAAAATTAAATACTGATAATAAGAATTATTTATAATTGATCTATTAATATCAGTAATATCTGTCCCGTATGTTGCGATTTTTCCCGCTTTAGTGTTAAGTCCAATTTTTAATTTACCACTATCATATAAATCTTTAAATTCTGTTTGATCATACGTATTAAATAAATCTTTTTTAGTGAAAAAGTAATGAAAGTCATTCATTAATTTAGGGTAAAACCCATAATTAAAAACGTCCCTCGTTTTTGATGTAGTAATCGTTTCATTTCTATACGCCCTAAAACTTTCAGAACCACCAGTGTAGTTTACAATTTTATATTCTCGATTTAAAGTATCCCCTGTTGGGTCATAATATGCTTTATAATCAAAATCTGTCCAAACATCATCTAAGATATCTATACCTTCTTCTTCATATTTTTTATATCTATACCACTGTGACCCAAACTTTAATAGTGATGCGTACGGCATTTGGTGTATTGCTGAAAACTTTTTAAACGATGATGCTAAATACCCCACAAACTTTTCGTTATCATAATCATTAAGAGCCCCTTCAGTACTTTCAAGTGGTAGTGAATTTAAAAAAAGATAACCAGTACTCACGTATGGGTTTGTCTCACCATTTTTTTCTTTCTCCACCCCCTTTAAAATTGAGTTGATAAAATGGGGGGTATTTAAAAAAGATGTTCGTTGGATATTATTCCCAACATTTCCGTTATATGATGAATCATAAATAACTGCCTTTTCAGTTATGTATCCGGATTCAAATGTCCTATCACCATAAAAAGATTTAAATGTTATATAACTATTAATTGTACCAACATTTTTATTTGTTAAAATTTTTACATTAAAATTATTAAAAATACTTTTGGTTCCCACGTAAAATGGTTTTATCACTTTAACGTCGGTCGATTCGTTAAGTCTGGCGATTGTTTTTTTATCGTCTAAAAATATCACAGTTTTTGACGTATCGTTATAGTCTTCGGGTGTCAAAGACAGTACCGATTTGAAAAACTGTTTATTAGCAAAGGGTAGCGTTTCTAAAAAACTAACCTTTTTCTGTTCGGAACCTTTTAAAAATTTTTCAAATTCAGTAATTAATGGTACACTGTTTTCTAACGATATTGATCTACCATTAATAGTGTCTAATGAATATATTCCAGAATCAGTTTTAACCATATTATCAATATATTCGGTAACGTACAAATCTCTTTCATAATTACCCCAACTTTGTCCCGTTCCGTTATTTGAAATATTTTTTAAATATCCCCTTAGTGTGGTTAAATTAAATTTAGATGTTTTTAATTTTTCTTTTAGAGAAATGCTGTTTGATGATCCTAACATAACATTTCGAGCCTCCATATCTGCCAAAAATTTATCAACCTGCAATGTCTTATAATCGCCTCGGTATATGTTAGTATAATTAACCAACGTATATAACCTTTCGTACATCTCATAAAGGAAAGATATTTCTGATAAGTTCTCATAAGGAAACGTTTCAAATGGAAACTCCAACGTATTTGAAGATCCGTATTTTGATGCTTCAGTGGGGTTAGTATATGCGCTTCTATTTTTTAATGGAGACTTACTAGTTGATGCTGATATGTAATCCTCCAAAAAGGCAATTTCGGGCCAAGCGGTGTAGTCTCCACCGTTAGTCGTTGCCAAGTTTTTACTATCACCAATATAATTTACAGTATAAAGTTCTCTTCCGCTTGTGTCGTCTTTTTGTTTTTGTTTAGTGAAGTATGTCGGCCAAGGATAAACTAAATTAGCATCATTTAATTGTCCTACACCATTAATCACATTCTTGGAGTCAATACCAAAATTCTTATCTGGTGGGATAATACTATTAACCCTATATGGGTTAGTTCTCTGATTCCAAGCGTTTGTATGTGTCTTATCCATTAGTCGATAAAATGTGTCCACACCAGCGATTAAAATTGCAAAAATATTTCTTATGGTGGGTTTAAATCCAAGCCCACTTTTGTCGTCTATAATTTTTGTTGCCAAATCGTCGGTGAATTGTTGTTCAATCTCTTGTTCCGCAGCACTAATTCTAGTTAGTCCACGATCTATATCATATAAAAAACTATTTATTTTAAACGGACCCGTATCTCCAATTTTTGATTCACCATACTTAAATAGGGTTGGTATGTCGTCCACCAAATTACCGGTAGCCGTATCTATTTTTTTACCGTATAGTTGGAAGTCTTGTGTGGTTTGCACCCTAAACCTATCGAGTTCATCCTGTTCAGGATCCCTACCTAGTCTAACTTTTAATGTATTTTTAAAATCTTCGGTAGTGAGTTGATCGTATGAGACTTTTTCAAAAATAACATTACTATCTAACGATACGGTTATTGGGTTTTTTGTTGTGTTTCCCGCAATAACATACTCAGCATTATCACCAAAGGATGCGTTATTTTTTAAATTATTATTTGTTGCCTTAATTTCAGATTCTATATCAGCAATTATTGTTTCTCTTTTTTGGTAATCAATATTCGCCCTAAACGGATAATAAATTTGTTTATTATAGACTATATAGTTATTCGTATCTAAATATTTTGCAATAGGTACAGCATACACCCTATCTTTAATTTCTAATAATTCATTTCTAAATTTAGACACATCACTTAAAACGACAAAATCTCCGTTTTTTATACCTTGCTCCATATTAGTAACAAAACTATCCGCACGTTCAATAAATTCATCAATACTTAATTCCGGAAAGTTATTATCAATTAAACCTTTTGATTTATATATCGTGTATACCTCTTTTAGCGTTTGTTCACCCACAGATGATTGAGTTGTTGTTGTGTTACTACTATTAGTTGATATATTTGTTGTGGTTGTTGGTTTTACATTAATAGTTGTTGGTGTCATTTTTGGCGCAGTTTTAGCATAACTAAGTAACGTGTCACTCAAAAGTCCCGTATTTCTCCCAATAAAATTTAATTCAATAATATAGTTACCCGATCTTTGTTCGAACGATGCGTTAAATTTTGTCAGGTTCAACGCATATCTTATTGCCTTCCCATAGTAACCTTTAAGTGTTAAATAAAATAACGGATACGGTAAATTAAAAAATACAGAATAAATAGATTTTTCTCCTTGTTCGAATAATGTTCTACCCTGCACATCAACAAGAGTAATCTTAACTGTCGGTATTCCAAGTCCCGAAATATTAACACTTATGTCTTTTATCCCCAATAGTTGGGTATTTTGAGTTGTTTTAACATTTCGATTATAAACAATTTTACCGTCTCTATTTTGTGCGGATTCTGTGGTTTGGTTTATTCCCTTACCTTCTTTAGCTCCTAATCCCGATAACTGATCAGACCAACTAGTATCAAATGCCCCGGTTTTTTTACCATGAGGTTGTAGAAAATTAATTTGTGATCCGTCCATACCACCCTTTAGATTGGCAATACTACTATTTATCACAGGACTATCAAAAGAATCCCCAACGGCTAATTTTGTTCTAGGAATTACATTAGTCTCTAAATTCGCGTAGAAAACTAAGTCTTCGTGATTAACAAGACGTTCTTTCACCTCATTATCAATAACAATCTTATTAGGGTCAACCAGTATTATGTTATCGTAATCTGTTTCAACGTAGATTGACTTTTGATTTAAATTATCTGCCATAATAAAAAATATAGGTATCTACCGCATTTTTGTAGTCTTGCAAAGCACTTAATAACGGATATGGTATAATTAAAATCGTTCCATCAGGAATATTCGTTTCAAGTCCCCCATAAATTGGGTTTGCATTTAAAATTAACCAACCAAAATATGGGCTACCATACTTTTCATAACTGATTTTATCCAACCTACTTTGGTTTTCTCTATATACGTATTTTTGATCCGATGGACGATTACCAATACTAACATAAGGTACAACAGTTTGTAAACCATTAATTAAAAACTTATCATATCTTCTGTAATATTCCATCTTAGTTCATTTTTTTCTTCAAATTATATTTATCCGCATCTCCACCATCCACACTTTGCCAAACATTTCTAAGGTTAGTTTCATCATCTGTGTTTGTAGGTTCTTGTTTTTTATAGTCAAGTAATCTCTCTTTAACATTAGTGAATGGTTTATATGTGTTGTTAGGAAGTAGTGGGTCAAAATACGTATTTTTAAAATCCGTAAATTGTTCATCAATTCTTTTTTTAGACCTGTTAAAATCCGCCACAAGCCCAATGGGTTTTTCTGTCGGCACTCCACCAACATAGGTAAACCCTAAATTCGCATAGATAAATGTTTCCCATTCCGTTTTATTTGTTGCGTCTTCCCCGATTGCTGCCACTAATGCGTTAACAAAAGTTTTCGGATCCTTTATAATCACCTTTCCAAACAACATATAAAATACGTTAGTCTCTGTCGGACTTTCTATAGTTTCGTTCTCATTTAAATATAATTGTGTTTTAAAATCATCCTTATATGTGTAGGTTTCTCCTGTTGGTACAATACCGAAAGAATCTAAGTTACTCATAAAGACATTTAAGTCACCACCTATTTTTAAAAAGTCAGTTTTCAATTCGTCATACGTATCCGTATTCCCATCAATTGTGCCGGTTTTACCAGATAAGTCATAAATTATTATGGTTTTTTTCTCCGTTTCATACCCATCTTTTTTATTAATCACAAAATTCAACTGATCAGATAACGTAATAAAGTTAAGTTCTTCTTTTATTATACTTGTTTGTCCCTCCTCCAAAACCGCCAAATACTCCGTCTTAACGTCATCAATCATTGATTTTAATTGTCTTTTTACCTTTCTAATTTGAGCATTAGGGAAATTTTGCAATTCAACTTGGGTTAGTGGTGGGGTTAATAACCCATCAACGTCGTCCTTACCTCTGGATATTAAATCATCTAATCTATTTTGATAGTTTTCGGGTTTACCTAATATTGTAGTCATTAAACTATTTGTCGTACCACTTAAGTAGTCAAAATACCCTTGTTTATAATTTCTGTCTTTAGTGTAAAGTAAAAGTCCACCTAAATGTAATTCATCTTTTATTTTTTTTAGACTATTAAATTGAGCATTAAAATATCCTCCAGTCGCCTTTATAAATTCAACCATCTTGTCTTTATATTCGATAGTTCCGGTAATTGCGCTTGTTTGTAAATCAAGAACATTTGTTTTTATCGTACCTATCGTACTACCAATACCACTACCCTTAGGTGTCCCTAATGGGTTTACCAATCCTGTTAAATTTTTAATGTCCGCCAATAACTCAGAATCAAACTTAGTTAAAACGTCTTCAGTTATCGTCGCTCGTTCATCGTACATTTCAGTATTGGCGTAATAGTTAAAAGATAACGCATTTTGTAATTCAGATACGGGATTATTAATTCCATGTCCACCAATGAAATTAAAACTTAAATCAACCTCAGCAATCATTGGTTGTAACCCAATTCCTTCAGGATTTATATCAAATCTACCATCCTCGTAACGTATTTGAAGTCTCTCAATAATGATTTTACTATGATAAAAATCCCCCACCCTTAGAACACAAACCGGTGGAGTTCCAAAAGCACTATTAAATACGTCATTATATTCAAATTGTGTTTTACCTCCATTATCAACCGCAGTTGGTATAGTTTCTCCAGGTCTCATACATTGATTTAAAAACGTAAGTCTAGAATTCAACCCTTCAGGTGTTATCGAATGAAACATCGGATGGAAATTTTTAAATTTACTTCTTATCCCATCATAAATCATAGGGTTCGTTTCCTTAATCATTTCAAAGTAATTAGCCTCATTTAATAATTTTCTAAGTAATCTTTTTGTTAAATCAGTTCTAAGGATATTTCCATTTTCAACAACATCTCTTTTACCGTCCGTTTGTGTATTAGTGTTATTGGGGTTATCGTTATAAGCCGCGGTGAGGTTTGCTGGTGTACCATTCATTAAGTTATTGGGGGTGGTGGAACCATTCGCCATTCTGTCATTTATCGAAGCTGCTGCCTGACCAATAGCGACGGCTTCGGCATATTCACTCGGTACTGGGTCGTTAGTATTTGGTAAAGCTTCTGATGCCGCTTTAATTTGACTCGGACTATTTAAACTCTCAATTACTTTGTAAATGTCACTATAACTAAACATCGGAAACTTTTTAAGTAAGTCCACGAGGTCGTATTTTAAACATCCAGCAAATAACGAATCAATCACTTTTGTCGCTTCAGATTCGTCAGATTTCTCTAATTCTTTTTTCACTAAAATATTCATCACAGATGGATGATCGACAACAATTTTAAACTTAATAGTTCCCGACCTTTTTGAATTAGTAAACGTGTACACAGGTTCTGTTCTACCTAAAAAAACATTATCCTGCCAATTTGTCTGCGTGTTATCGTCAAAAGATAAGTCATACGGTGGAAACCACATAACTCTACCACCGTTAGGTCCTATCTCGCTCGCAGGTAAATCCTCAACTCTATATCCAACTCTACTAGATGTTCTCCATGCCAAATTTTCAATAGAGAACATATATTTTTTAGCGCCCATCTTACCTTGACTATTTAACTGTATGTTGGTAGAATCAACACCTACGGTAGGTGCTATATTTAAATTATATGTATTGTCAAAAACGGAACTACTATATTTTCTAATATTACCATCTTTTTTTTGTAGTTCGTCGAACGAATAATACGGTCTGTCTTTGGTGAATAGTCTCGCATATTCATACCCAACAACTGTTTTAACCTCACTTCCTTTAATTTGTCCCGCGGCTGTCGGAGTTAGATACCTCCTAACCCTAGAACCCTTCGTTGTTTCAATATACCCATCATTAAAGACTTTAGATATTTGATTGATGGCATTACCAACGTGCTCTAATTTATTTAATGCCAAACTTCCAGCGTCCACCAACTTTTGAGTAACATCTAAAATCGATCCTGGAGTTAATTCAATATCAGAGGATTTTGTTTTGTTAAAAGAGTCTTTAATTCCGTTTTCAAAAACCTTACTAATTTGACCTGGAACATCCTCACCCTTTTCGTTTTTAAGTCCAACAAACCTACCCGGATCCAAATAATTCTTTTTAGCTGACCAAGTAAATCCCCCCTGTATACCTCCCAGCTTATCATAGAACGGCCTGGCATTTAAACCAAATAATTTTTCATTAACCTTAGTACCTTCAAAATCTCTACCTACCCTACCATAATCATAAACAGGACCAATTGATGGGTTACCGTTTCTATCCTTTGGTAAGTCCGTTACGGGACTAACCAAATCTCTTAAATAATTTTTAGTTTTACCAACATAAAAATTACCTCCAGGGGCGATTAGATTAGGGCTAAACCCAGAATCTAATCTGTATTTAGGTCGGTATTGGTTATACCATAACAAATCAAATAATAGACTTCTAGTCGCACTTGATGTGTTTGCCAATAATCTTTCAGAACCTGTGTCTATATTTGCGCTTAATATTTTTGTTGCTAAATTCGTAACTATACCAGCAACGGCACCAATAGGGTTACTTGTAACTTGTGATAATAAATTTTTACTAGGGTAGTCAAAGTATGAACCAGGTATTAACGAATAAGGAGAATAAAGACCAGATAACCTAGATGTGAACGACAGGGTTTCCCCCAATATACCACCACCAATAGATGTAATTCTAAAGTCTTTTTGTAATAATGGTATTTTATTCATAACCACACCTAACGCATCGAAAGGATCTAAATTCGGTTTTACCGAAACCCCCCCACTGTTAGGATCAATTGATGAATTAGTTAATATGGTTCTACCTAAGGTTTGTTGTAATAATTCAAATGCTAATCTTGCTTTAAATTCTTTTTGCAATTGTTTTGCTCCTAATTTTGCCAAATCAGAATCTTGACTTAAAGAACCTTCACTACCAACAATACCATTAATATCATTATTACTTAATATACTAAACGGGGTATAGTCAGAAGGTAAAAACACAAAAGTAGTTTTACTACTATAATACGGCGCATTAATATTTTCAAAAGCTAAATCTTCAACACTTAAAACCTCATACGTACCATCACCATTATTATACCTATTTTTTGTATATAAAAAGGATTGTGACTGTTCGGTAGTTTTACTAGGTGACGAAGTTTCATAATTAAACTCACCTTGGTTTGAATATGTTTGGTAATCTAAATTAGGATTTATCATATCACCAAAACCATTCGGTTGGTTTTCAGGTCCAAATATGTTTGCAATATATGAAACTTTTTGTGATTGTTCCGTTGTTCTATTTGGTGCTGAAACCCCAAAACTATATTCACCCTTATTTGATTGTGTTTGATAAGTTAAACCAATGTTAACGGGAGAATCAAATCCACCGTTTGGTCCGTAAAGGTTTGTAACATACGCACTATCTTGCGATTGTGACGTTGTTAAATTTGGTCCATTAGAGACGTATAGGTAGTCTCCTTGGTTTGATCCAATAACTAATAACGGAAACAGTACAGAGTCTCCGTATCCGTTCTGTATGTTACTCGGTGAGTACTTGTTTAATACTCTTGATAACTTCTCTTGTTTATCACCCTCCAATTCTATTTCACTACCAACACTATCAGGATATCCGTAGTTACCCTCATTTGGTTTATTTTGGAAATTTAAATTGGGGGTAACCGTTGTTTTACTTTGTTGGCCCTCAGGTCCGTATTGGTTTTGGACAATTGATTCAACCTCTTTTTGTCTACCAAAACTTTCAAGTTTTGATCCTTCAGACTGAATGTAACTATAATTACCAAAATTAGTTTGAGAATTTAAGTTTAAATTTATAGAAACTAAATCTCCAAACGTTCCACCTATAGGTGTATACTTATTTAATCCAATAAGTCTTGGTTCTATTTGTTTCGCAGTCACATCGACAGTTTGTTCATCTATTACTGAATAATCGATTAAAACGATTTCAGTATTTACACTACCGTCATTACTAGCGTAAAAACCATCAACCTTATAAGGTTTTAAATTTTTAAGCAATAGTTTTTTTCTAAAGTTTTCAGTAGAATCAAATGATAATGGGCTCTCCATTTATTAATTTTATATATAAATAGATTTTATTATGGTTTTTTCACCATTAATACATCCTTGTTTTTAATAACATATAGGATTTCTTTTTCCAAATCATTTTTAAATCGTCTATCATTAATAAGTGTGTCAGCCAAATTACCACTACTTGTTATATTAACATTAATGTTTACAGTCCCAGATCCTTCTATTTTTTGTACTTTAGTCTCCGTAACTTCAGTTTTTTGTGTTGATTCGGTTTTTGGTAATCTTACAGTTGGTAACTCTTTTGGTGCCATACTATTAAGTCCTGATGTGAAATCTTGCATTTTAAGATACGCTTCCTTTAAAATACCTAATTTCCCATTTAAATCGGGGGCAAAAATTGCTTGATCCTCTTTTATAAAATTAAATATTTCACCTTTACCCATTCTTAGTGATTTATTTTCTCCATCGAAAAAACCATCCTTAACAACTGTTTCGCTCTCCTCCGATTCTTTCTTAAGATATTTTTCTCGTAAATACGCATTAGCCCCTCCCATTTTATCATTAAAAGCGGTGGTGATACCTGCCGAGGTTGCGGGTATGGCGGCAATTGCGGCTTTCGCGGAAGGAGCCATAAGTCCACTCATTTTCTCAGCGATCTCTCGATTAGCATTTAACGACGTTTCCACGTCTTTTAATATCTTTGTTCTTTCCGTTGATGTGTATTGTCTTAAGATTGCTTGTTCTATAGTTTTTTGAACAACTAACTGTTGCTCAACAGTGGTTAAATTTTTTATTGCAATGTCCTTATCACTCATTGATGCTTGTCTTTGGTACTCTATTAATGCTTTTTCTAATTCTTTAGGACCTTTGGGGCTAGCTAATGTTGCGGTTAAGTCTTGAATCTTTTCCATTCCAGGAAGTTCTAAAGATATTTTTCCATCCTTACCGACCTCAGCCAATTGAGAAATTAACCCTTGTTCTTTTTCGTCAAACATTTTTCCTTCACCAAAAAGTTTACCTAAACCACTGTCACTAACCTTTTTAACTATCATGGCTTGTTTTGCACTCTCACGACCCATATTAATGAACTTATCGTATTCACCCTCTTTACCGAAAGCCTTTAATTGTTCATATAATCTTTGTTGAGCAATGGCATTTGATTCAATTTCACCGGTGGCTTCGTTAACTTTAAATGCCGACTTAGACATTTCAAGTAAATTACTTTGTAGTTTACCCACATTGTTTGCTCCCATATTCATTAATTGGAACGGATTCATAAGATCACTCATAGACCCACCAAGCATTGACATCGATGATGCCGCTTCAATAGCCTTTTCAGGGTCAAATGCGAAACTTCTACCAAGACTCGCAGCTCCAATATCCTCAATTGTCCCCCCTAATCTTTTCGCTTCTAAAACCATTTTGGTTAATCCCTCAACACCACCTTTAAAACTATACGCATTTACTTTAGAAAGATTAGCTTGTACCTCAGCTAAAACCCCTTTCACATTTAACCCACTTCTTCTCGCAGCTTCACTTATAGTATTTATTAGTTTCATACTTTTCTCTTGTGAAAAAGTAAGTCTCATAAATTCGGCAGTCATTTTCCCCAATTCCAAAGTACCAATACCTGTGGCTTTTGACATTTCGACCATCTTAGTTAAAACCGTAGATGATGGAGAGATTACTCGACCTAAAGTGTCACTCATAGCCTGCATACCATCGGTAATATCCTTAACGGTACCACCAATTTGTACTATCCCATCATTTAATCCGACAACACCAAAATAAATATCTTCAATTTTTCCTCTAAATGCCGTGGCACTAGCCGGGTTAAGGGCCACTCCGGAGATAGCTCTTTGAATGGATTTTGCCTTTGACTCCATTGAGGTTAGGATTTCAATATTGTTTTCAGGTATTAGTGACGCGCCTAACCCCTCCCACACTTTTTTTATACCCTCAGTATATAACTTAAACCCGTCAGTAAATTCATCACCAGTTGGTGTCGTTTGAAATAAAAACATACTCTTATTTTATTTAATAAATAGGTTATTTTTAATTTTTGTCGTACTCTTCAACCAATTTATCAAAAAAATACCTTCTTTCGAAAGTTGGCATTCTCATAACGTCAGAATACGAGAAGTTCGCAAACTTTACTAAATAATAAAACTCATCTAAAATGTTTTTTTTATGATTGGAAGAAAGGCCGAAAAAATTCCACCCCAAAAGTGACACCAATGGTGACCTCTTCTCCAGACGGGGCGATAACTTTTCTATCTAAATCCATTTTAGGTTCACACTCTGAAATGAATTTTCTAATATCTTTTGAATCGGATATTGGCATTTGATTAATAAACGTAGCGATAGCACCCTTATCTCTGTTACCATCCAATTCCACAATATGTTTTTCTAAACGTTTAGTTATAATGGGACTTACCATACCTTTAGGATATTGTTCGATTAGAGTATCAATATCACTCTCATCGCCTAAAGTTAAAAGTTTTAATTTTACTTTATTTTTACTTTTTGGTAATTCAAAATCAAATAATCCTTCTTCGTTTGAATTATGTTTAGGTTGTAAATAATTAATCTCATCAAGCAATATTGTTGTATCGAAAGTAGAATTTGTTTTTGGGTCTCTAACTGTGAATTCATATTCAGAACCGAAAGCGGTGTTTCTTAAAAATATTAAAATTGCCTGTACATCAACATTTATCATTTGGTTAATGTCGAATCCAGGTTCATAAATTTTACTTCTTAATAATGTTTTAACCACACCATCTTTAGTGTTGTTTGGGGACATTAAAATGTTTTCATCTGAAGCGGTTAAATAACCAACTTTAAGTGCTTCTTTTTTTGGGGTATAATAAACCCCTCGAGAAGGCAGTTTTACCACATCATGAGGTAAATTAAATTGTTGTTGACCGTAATCCAATGCGTTATCCATAGTTTTTTATTTAAAAATATGTTGTTAAAATCTATAGTAAATAAAAAACCCACCTTAATAGATGGGTTTATTTTATTTTTAAAAAAATTATTAGTATACTAGTATACAACGATCAGGTTGTAATGTCATATCGATTTTCATAATATCTGATGAATCATACCCAACACTGTTAAATTTAACGTCGGTAATACTACAACCTTGTAATATCCACTTTTCAACGGCAACACCTGTAGGATCCAACATTTCTAAATCCACGTCTTTTTTATAACCAGCAGCATAACCCATACGTCCTGTTACAGACTCAGCATGTAAACGAACCCATTCCATAACTGCTTGAGATGCCGAAGGACCGATAGGATCTCTTAGAGTTACTGAAATCGATTCCCAGTTGAACGCTCCTGCAACATACGTTTGAGTATTTAAGAATTTGATCTCTTTCGTATCTATTTTTATACTTGGCCTAGATGCTTTTTCAACATACCAAGAATTGATCCCTAAAGAAGAAGGGAAACTCAATATAAACCTATTACTTTTTTTAGGTTCGTACTGAAAGGGCATTTTCATTAATAAATCAGCCATTGTCTATTTTTTTTATTAGTTTTATTTATTTTATTATAAATATCACCTTGTTTATTTTTTTTCTATTTACTTTGTCCCGGTTAAAAATTATTATTCTACTAGACTAGAGATTATTAATTATATTTAACTTTTTCTCCTCCTTTAGTTAAATATATATCTACTGGTTTTTCTGGATATTCTTTTTCTAGGAAATCATTCATTTTCTCAACATTTCTTAAATCGTCATCTGAAAAACCAATTACCGGTAGAATCTCATTATTTGAAACGTCGTCTTTAAACATTGGGTTTCCTTTATGTTTGGACGTTTTTGAAACCTCCTGAGCCATTTGTCGACAATATGAAATAAATCTTCTCATCGCTTTAATTTTACCCTCTTCAGGGTTCGACGCACTACCCTCCCCGAATGTTACCGGTTCAAATACACACAAATCAAGATATTCCTGTATTAAATCCTTATCTTGGAAATTTACGTCACTTACCGATTCAAAAACTTCTTCAGTATTTAAATTTCGATATCTTTTTAAGTTATCGACTAAAGTCTTTGAGTTTAATCCGTTATGATTTGAAACAATATAATTAAACGTCGCTTCTTTTAAAACTTCGGGATTGTGTCCCCTTGCTGTGATAATAGCAAAAATCGAACCCCCATTAATACATTCAACAAAATCATTCCATGAAGGACCGGGTGATGCCATTAATGAATCAACTATAAAGTTCTTATTTCCCTTAACACCAAAAAATCTAAAAGGATCTGGTGCGTACCCAACTATGGTAGTTCCTTTATATGGAAACGGTTCAACACCTAACTGATGTCTATGTTCCGCAAAGTCTTCGGTAGATAAAGGAATCTCCTCCTCATTTTCAGACATAGCCATAATTTTTGTTGGCATAAACACAATATTATCATCCCAATCAAACGCGTAGTATTTTAAATCAGGAGTTCCCTCCGAATTAAATCCCTCGTTTAATTTTTGTCTACGTACGTATTTATATATCTCTTTAGTGTATTTCATCACTTCTTAAGTTTTTCCAATAGTTTTTCTAATTGAGCTTCAGTAATAACAATATTTTGTTTTTTATCTGAAAAAGTTTGTGACTCTTTCTTATCGATACCAACACTTTCTTTGATTAATTTTTTTTCTATTATCATAATCTTTTTTTTATATAAATATACAAATGGGGAATATTTCTACTCCCCATCCTTTATTATTTTAGTTTTTATTATAAATCGTCAAACGATGCTCCTGTTGGTGTGATAACAAACTCGATGTCAATGTATTCTAACGCTCTTGTAGGTTTTAAATAAATTTTACCCGTTAAAGTGTTTGAGTCTAAATCTTCAGGTGTGTTTGAAACCGTTACTCTAAAATCAATCAAACCTCTATCTCTTCTAATTGAATCCAAGATTGGGTTAACTGAGTCTAAGAATTGTTGTCTAACTTTATCGTCATTTTGCTCAAACAATAATCTAACTGCCACCGCTGAAATTAATTTACGAGCTTGTAGTAACAATCTTCTAACGTTAATTCTGTCAAGTGCAGATTCCTTAACTTGCATCGTTTTGTTACCCCAAATTACCGTACCAACATCAGAGAAAGTAGCGATTGGGTTTATTCTACCTTTATATAAGGTATCTCTATCTTCTTGTGTCAACTTTTTACGTGCTCTGATAGAATTTACCAAACCTCTTGTGTAACCCGCAGATGCGAACCAAGGGAAGGCGATGTTATCAGTTAATGCCAAGTTTTTAACCACTTCACCTGTTGGTGGTAAATAAAGTTGTGTATTATTTACACTATCTCTTGTCAAAACCCATGGGTAGTAAGTTGCTGAGTAGTTAGAGTCTATACCCGTAGATTCCAAATTATCTACCGTTTCTTGTGGATAAATCAATCCTTCTTCAATATCAGAATAAGTTGGTAAAAATAAATTAAAATCAGGAGTCGTACAGATGTAAATTGAATCAGCTCTGTCAGTTTCAACCATATCAATCGCATCTTCAACTAAGTTTGAGTTATTTACGTAATCAATACCTGGAGTTGCAAATACGTTAATATTAACCGACTCAGGATTTGCGAAACTGCTTTGTCCCATTTTAAATGCGTAATAGTCAGTGTTTGCCCATGTCTCTTGATTAGGACCTGAAATTTGTTTAAATGCTCCCCATCCTGATGCTGTTGGATATGTCACTGAAGGTGCCGCACCATATTTGAATCCTGATTGACCCAACGCGAATGAATCACCATTAGTTCTATATTCTCTATAGATATCCCAACCATCGAATCCACCGTAAGGATATAATGTAAATTTACGTGTATTTGATTTGTAATATGGGTTATCGGAGTTTTCAGGTTCACTTCTAAATGCTCCAGCACCAACTACAAATGCTTCCGTTGTTGCTGAATTAACAACCATAGTAACAATAGTCGCTCCACTATCCATGTGGAATCCTTTAGTTTTATAACCCCAACCAATCCCTGAAGTGTCAGTTCCTAAGTTTGCAGGTATTTGTTTACCTTTATATTCGAAGAAATCATAATCAATTCCAGTTATGTTTGAAATACCTAAATAGGCTCTTCTTGGGTTTTCTCCGTTAGAGATAACTGCATTATCCCCTCCTGATGAAGAACCAAAAGGTGGGTTATAAATTACATCACCCGCTTTTAAATATTGTGTTTTATAAACCATAAACGGTGGAGTCGCATTTGCATACTCTCTACTGATGTAACCATCAAAACCACAAGGTAATGCGTCTGTCGGAGCTTCGTCACTCATTTCTAACATAACGTATTTAGACTTAACTTGGTATTCTCCGTTAGATGTTCCTATTTTATTTGCTACATAATTGTTTTGGTTAGGATCCATAGAACAATTAGTGAAACTTTCAATAACTCTAACGTTTTGGTCGTTATCATAAAAATCTCTAATGAATACGTCGAAAGTTCCATTGGCGAATGAAATATTACCAATAGACATTTTTACCAATTTATTTGCCGCGTTACCGTCAGAAATTAATTTAAATTTAAATAATTTAAAAACTTTATTACCTCTTAGTTCTGAAACTAAATAAGGTGTTTCAGGTGTTTGGTATTGTTCCAAATAGAATCCTAATGAATCAGAATAGTCATTACTTGTTGTGTCAGTCACACCAGGTAAAGATACTAAATCACAATAAATTCCTCTAACTTTACTTTCTCTATACCCCGATTGTAACAAACTTGAGTACGTTTCTTCAACAAGTAAAGGAACTTCAGTTCTATCTTTACCAAAATTACTTCTACCAAATACTTTAGAAATATATTGTGTATCTGTTGTTGACAATGATGTCTCAAAACTAAATGTGTCTCCGTCTTTAGTTATCCCTGAGATTGCGAATGTTTCGTATGGGTTTTTAGTTACCGCAGAATATCCACCAGCACAATTGATTGCCACATCAGTGGTTCCTGTGACTTGGAAAGCCGGTCCGTGACTTGTACTTGAATAATTAGTGATACCTCTAGATCTTAAAGTCGCAACAACAAGATTATCATATTCACTATAAGGTGAACCTGAGTAGTTAGTTATGTATGTTTTCATTGTACCTGAGTAAACACCA